GGCACTACCTGACCGACTTGAGTGTAGACCGTGCCGACGCGCTCATAGATACGGACCTGGGTCCAGGATTGACCGACAGGCATGGCATCCCAGGAAAGATTGACGTTCACTGCGGCCCACAAGGCTGGCATCAACAGAAGCCACAGAGCTATTGCTAGAATTCGTTTCATTCATCCACCTCTATGTAATTGAGTGAACCCCTCACATCAACCGTACCGCTGAGATTGATAATCAAAGCCTCGCCTAACAACGTATTGCAGAACCAGCCTGGGTGCCGGTTGCAATCCATACCGCCCTTTGCCGCAAAACTCATCGGGTCGATCAAGACGGTCGTGTTGCTTTTCCACCCAACAGCGACATCGGCAGAGCAAGTGAAGGTCAGGGACAAGACCCTTAGGCACTTTCCCGCTACGGCCGCCACAACGGTATTGTCACCCGAGGTGGCTGCTGAGATTTTGGCATATTTGACCTGAAGAGTATCGCCCTTATAGCCTATCAGGCCAGTATAGTCCCCATAATATGGCATCACAATCCCCTATTGGAACAGACCCGGTTTAGGAATCTGGTTGGCGATCTGCCCCGCAATATCCAGCGTAGAGGGCAGAGGCCCCGCCTGTGGCATGGGATTAGAAGCAGGCGGCGTAGCCGTGCCGGTCTGGCCTCCACCTGCCGTGCCCAGCGCTTGCTGCAACGTCTGGGCCACGACCTGCATTCCCAGCATTCTCATGATTTCCTTGATTTCCTTTTCACTCTTGATGTCATAGAAGGCTAATGTCTTGCGCAACAGCGTTTCGCTTGCGGCCAGCAAAGGCTTCACGATGGGACTTGCCAACAGGGCGATGACCTGCATCCAGTTCTGCCGTTTCAAATCCTGCGTCAATGGGCTCAACTGCTCGACATCCACGCTGATATCACACGTGGTCAGCAATTCGTCTTTCTTGATTTCCTTCAGGAGGCCGCCCACTTCAGCGGATTGTAATTCGTAGTCCGGAGCCGTCTCGTCCACGTTGGCCTTTATCCACAGGGTAGGCGGCATGTTGTCGACAATGGTATGGAGGGCCTTATTTGCTATGCGGGCAAGCCAGTTGCCGACAATCATGCGACTGTAACTCTCGCGCAACCGCCCCCGAACATCAATAATGTTGGCCTGGGTGGCGGTTTCGCTCTGTGGGACGCCCCGCTCCTCGCTGGCCACTCCGCTGATTTCGCGGAAGTCCTCCTTGATCTGCATCACGTCCAGGTCGATCGAGCGGTCCAGCGGCGCGTCATCAACCGGCTTTAGGCCGTCCGCCCTCGTGACCGTAATGACTTCACAATCTTCACCGGAGCTCAACTTATCCTTCTCATCATCATCTGGAAACGTGCCGGCCACGCACTGATAGCGCCGGATTGCCCTTCGGCGGTGGATCCGTTTCTTTTCCCGGATATCGTTCATTTCGGATTGGGACGGAAGCCAATTGTAGGTAGGGGGGATCGGAAACCAGCGGTTGTCGAGGTCAATGTGGAACCGGAGGTCCTCAAACGGGAGGCGTTTGAAGGGTTTCTCAAGCAGGAATCGCTCGCTGTCCTCGGTAAAGACCAATCGTTTCTTGGCGCGCAGGTCCCAGATTTTGTAAACGATCGTCATGCCGGCCGAGGAGTAATACTCATCCTCATCCTCTTGGGCCTTTTCGAATTCTTCCAGACCAGACGTCTTGATATGGCCCGAGATCTTGAGTTTTTTGGTATTGTTGTAGTTGGGATTGGCCTTCAGGTCCGCAATGTTCTGCCATTCCCAGTAGCCCACCCAATCATGATGGTCCAGCCGGAACTGTTTGGTATCGCCTGTCAGAAACTGTTTGGCCGGGATGTACTTGAAGTAAAGATTCTGGTTGATCGGAATCTTGTCGGGATCCGATACCGCCTCCTCCTCGCCCAAAACATCCGTTTCTTTCAATTCCGGCTTCCGGGCATTCGGATTGTCGATCACGTCCGCGGTGAACTGGCACTCCACAATCCCGAAACGGAAAAAAGACTCACACAGGGCCAGATAGGTCGCTTCGGCAAATCCAGTTTGTTCGTCCGACAGGTAGGTGTTGAGGGTTGCGGCCGTCAGATCCGCCCGTTCCTGCACGCGTGTTCCTGGGTCGTCCGCATGTGGGGCCTTCGGTTCAACCTTCACCTGCGGCTTATAGAACATCAGCGAAGGCTTCCGGATCTCAACGGTCGGGAAGAACAAGTTTACAACGTACCGCTCCCGCTTCTGCTTCTCACCTTCCCATTGCCGGCCGCAATAGTTCTGGTATAGGCGGTCGCACTCATACTTTTGCTGCCAGGCCTCAGACGCTTTCTCGGCCCGCCCGATTCGCTTCAGCCATGTCTTGATCCGATCCAGTTCGGAAGCTTTAGCCATTGAGCCTTGCCATCCTTTCCTCTTGCCGTTCCCGGGCTCGCTCGAGCTTTGCCAGCCTCACCATCCTATCATAGTCACCGTTGCGGCGGAATTTAATCAGCCGCTGCCGCCAGCCCTCAAAACTGTCCTTGCCATACACAATCCCCCTCTGGCCCGCCGCCACCGGGGGCCGGCTGGCAATCATGTAGCGCAAACAGTCATAAGAATGATCGGCAATCCGGTCGTTCCGTTCATCCGAAAACAATGCCTTGCCCTGTTCGGACCCGACCTTGACCCGCTTCTGTGCGCGAGTCTCCCGAACGACATGCCGGCACCCCTGCTGATACTGCTCGCACGCCTGAATGAAAAATAACCTCGGCGCCCCCAACTGCTTCGTGACCGGATGTACCCGCTTGGGATCCACCCGCAGGTACTCATTGATGCGGTTGCGGGTCCCGAGTTCGTTGTTGTCGGCATCGACCCAGTAGAGGGCCGTTGCCTTATCGTAATGCACACAATCCGAATACTCATCCGCGATGCTCCACATGCCCCCGTGCTTCTGCATGGTCTTGAACGATACCTGCGGGTCCGCATAATTGCCCGTGTAGCGCTCGTTTGCCGACAGGGCCGATATCTCCTTGCGATGGTCCGAAATCAACAGCCCAGGCTGGTAATATTCCCGATAGCCGAACACGTTCCCGTCACGATCCACCGCCCACCAGATGCAACAGGTCGGACTCGAGTCCCCATGATCCAGAGTCCGGAACAGATTGCAATTCCTTCGCAAGGACTCCACCAGCTCTGAGTTATAGGGAATCAGGCTCTCGGGTGGAATCGTGTGGATGTTCCCCTCCGGAATCCCCCACTCGCCCCGCACAAACCGCCTCACGAAGCTTTCATCCTGCTGCAGCATCGCATCCAGATTCTGCTTCGGCAGAAACTTGTTCTTGCGAGAATCGAAAAAGAACATCCGGTAGCCCTGCTGTCGATACTTCTCCTTCCACTGGTCCGAATCCGGATGAAACATCTGATAGATCCAGTGCAGTTCTATGTCGGGATTGCAGGCCAACATGGCATACGTCGGCACAATCGGCTTCCCAAGCGGGTTCTTCCACGCCCACTTATCAATCCCGCCCCACTCATCCAGCACCGACTGAGGCACTACCGCCTTGTCCCACCGGCCCAACCTGGTCAGCAGAATGGTAAAGATCTCCTCTTCAATCTCCTCCGCCTGATCCAGCAAAAACCAGTTGATCTCAAAACCACGCAAAATACTCGCCGCATCCGGATCCTCAAGATGCATCCACAAAATCTCACTCCCGTTGTTCAACTTCAAATACTTCTCCGAATCGGCCCGCCGCCCCTTGTCATACGCCTCCGGCGGACATAGTTTGAAAAATGTGCTCATGGTCGTGTTCTTCAACTCTTCGTACACCCGCCGGGCAATCACGCCCCGATTGCACGGATAGGTGTCGCTCAGGTAAAGAGCCTTCAGACAAAGAGCATAGGTCTTGGCAGAACCAAAACCCCCGCTGGCACACACGGGACTCGGCCCATATCGGAATATATCCCGCTGCTCATCACAGGCCCACTCTAGGTCAACCGGCTCACGGTCCGGCGCTATGTGGGTTCTGATGCCTCGTATGCGCGGGTCTTTGGCCATATCGCCTTAACCTCAATAAAAATTTCGAGACCGGAATCCTATCTGGGTCCAGTTTCCTTCCAGTTCCGAACGTTCCAGATGTATCTGGTGATGTAGTCTCGCCTCATCTCATCCTCAGCCCTACATGGCAGCCGAGGCTCATCGTTCTCATCACAATATCCCTTGGGTACTACTCCATAATGATTCGCTAATTTGTGCCTCATCTGCATAGCTTCGTAAGCATCCATAAGCCCCCTTTCATAGTATTAAAAAATTCTCATGCCGGGTCATAGCGCGATGGCAGGCGTCCGGTTGCCTACACTGGCTTCGGGTTGTCAAGAGGCGGGTCCTCTTTCGGGGGGGCACCCGGTATACCCCCACCCCTCTGATCGTCGATCCTGGTGGCTGTGGCGCGCGGGGTCGCCGTGTCTGGTGCCGATCACCAGGCGGCAGGCAGAAATCTGTGGGATATCGAGGCTCGATTGCCCTGACAGAAATAGGTGAAAGTCGCATGTCTGCCCGTCTCTAATCTAACCCGATGCTGTAAGTGACTGATATGATTGCGCTTATGAATCTACTTCTGATAAGTAACATTATGTTAACTCATCATCTTTTAGGTGTCACATCTATTTCGTTGGCATTACTTACAGTCATGGTGACATTGACTTTCGACCCAGCAGGCAAATTGAACAGCGGTCGAGACTCCAGAGGCCCAGATTGCTCCACTTTGGGGTTGATTAGCG